TCAACAAGACGCTGCAATCATTCCATTGATTGAAGCACGTATGAATGACGCAACCAACGTGATGATGGATGCAATGGCAACAGCCTTGTACAACAACACGACCAACAATCAACAGTTTATTGGTTTACCAGCAGCTATTGATGACGGTACTGGTGGCGCAACTTACCAAACAACTTACGGTAACATCAACCGTAACACCTATACATGGTGGCAGTCTAAGGTTTACAACGCAGGTAACGTAAACCCAACAAGACAAAACATTCTTCAGTACATCTCTGGAACAGTTAAGCGTGGTGCAGAAATGCCTTCGTTTGGTGTTTGCGGATTTGGTACTTGGACATTACTTGCTCAAGACTTTGTAGGTCAAGAGCAATACGTTATTACCCCAGGCTCTGGCTTTGACGGTGATAGCAATGGTCCTCAAGCAGCTTTCAGAGCATTGATGGTTGCTGGTGTTCCAATTTATCCAGACCCATATTGCCCAGAAGGTACTGTGTACTTCCTGAACACAAACTATCTTAGCTTGTACATTCACGAGCAAGGTTCATTTGTGTTTACAGGATTTGAGTCCACACTTCCAAATTGGCAAATTGGTTATGTAGGTGCTGTTCTTATGATTGCTGAATTGGTGTCTGTAAAGCCCAAGTCAATGTCTAAGATTAACAACTACAACTACCTCTCACTGTAAGGAGTAATGACAAATGGCTTTAGCTCTAAATAAAATTATCCTTGCAAACGCAGTTGCTAATACGCCTGGTGCGTATTTAACAATTACGACTACACCTGCAACTACTGTTGGAAACGTAGTTCCTGCTGGTATGTACATTGTGTTCCCAACAGCTAACGTAACTATTCAAGCTACATCTGCTGTTAACACAAACGGTAACATCACTGCAGTTTCTACTGTTCTTGCTAACAACACTGGTGGCATGATTATTTCTGACGGTGTTAACGTGTTTGCAAACTCTTCTGTAACCAATGCTACAGTCACATTGTTGACCGTATCTGGTGGTCAGACTGTTTCTGGTACTTACAACGCATCTTAAGGAGTAACAAATGGCTAATCCCGATTCAGTCAGTCAGTATTACCTGGATTCGTTTGGGAGTGGTCGTATTGGTTCTGCCACCTCAGTATCATTGGCAACTGTAGCTAACGCTGTAGTTACCATACCAATCTTGAATGGTGGTTTGACAAACTCTGGAAACGTTACAGGTTCTGGTTCTGTTATTGTCCGTAGAGTTACGGTTAACAATCCTACAGGTAACGTTTCTGCTGCTTATGTTTCTATTACAACAAGTAATGATGGTAACGCCAGTAATGCGGTAGTTGCCAACGTTGCTCTCAGTAATTTAACTGCTGCGGGTTTATACCAAGACTTAACCGTTGCAACGCCCTATAGCACTAAAAATGCTATTACAGGAAATTTAACCCAAGCCTTATATGTAAACGTAAACGTTGCGAGTGGAAACTCAAATACGGCTTCGTTACAAGTGTATGGTGACGTAGTTACATTCTGATGTACGTTGTTGTAACCAATCGTAGTAACACCGAATTAACCATTGGTTATGACGGTGTTATGTATGATTTCAAAAAAAATGTTCCCGTTCGTATCCCAATAGATGGCGCAGTCCGTTTATTTGGGTACAGACTGGAAGACAGAGAACACATATTAGTGCGCTATGGATGGATAAAACTACATAGCGAACTAGAAGAAGGACTTAAGCTACTCGACAAGTTTGAAATAACTGTTGATATGCCAAACCAGAACAGCTCATTACCCTCGGCTGTAGGCGTAGTACCCCTTCGTCTTGAAAGAGGCGTTGGGGGAAAATCCTCTGAAAAACGGGTAGCTTAACAATGGATGCTTCATGGCAACGCTCAATGATTACCTCACACAAGTTGAAAATTTGTTGCATGACTCCACAAACGTCTTTTGGACGCAGAATCAGCTAACAACTTATATCAACGAAGCCAGAACCCAGTTAGTTAGAGATACTGGGTGTCTTCGTACTATTCAGAATACGTCTACTCCAATAACGTCTTCTAATCCGTATAACAGCACAAACACAAATACCACCCCAGCTACAAGTTGGGTTGCTAATACTGCGGTATCTGCTGGTCAATATGTATTTAGTAATATTTACATTTACCAGTACCAAACATCTGGAACGTCTGGTTCTACTGCACCTGCGTACCCAACAGGAACAAACATATTTCCCCCGTCTACAGCATTTGCAGACGGAACTGCAACTTTGTTATATGTACAAAATGCTGAAATTATCCCATTTGCTGCACTACCTAACGGAATTAACACGGTTGATGTTCTCAATATCAATCTGTATTGGGGTAATAGCCGTATACCTATGCGGTATCTTCCTTGGTCTGACTTCACTGCTCAACTGCGTTATTGGCAAAATTACATAGGCAGACCTATTTGTTTTTCTGTTTACGGTCAACAACAAATATACATTGCTCCTGTACCTGACCAGTCTTACTATATTGAGATGGACACAGTTATATTGCCAACTGCATTGTCTATAACTTCACCCAATACTGTAGATTCAATTATTGACCCGTGGAATACGGCTATTCAATACTACGCAGCTTACAAAGCCAAGTTCTACGAACAAAGCTATGGTGAGGCTGAAATATTCCAACAACAATACAATAAAAAAGTGTTAAATGTACTCAACAGTACATACACTAGGAGAATCCCTAACCCCTACAGTAGTGGAGGTTAAGGATGGCATCAGCCGAGCAAAAAAAGTCTTATGCAATTGTTAAGCAGTTTAAAGGTTTAAATACCAAAGCTAACCGCACTGCTATAGAAAAGGATGAGTTTAACTGGATAGAAAATGCCATGCCTATAGGGTTTGGCAATATCAAAATAACTCCAACATCATCTGCAGTGTCCAACGTAGGTAATGTAGCGGTTGTATTTTCTAACACGGTTAGTTATTTAACATCTGCCAACGTGACTGATGACTACATTATTGCGTCAGAAGCCAACGGTCAAATGGAATATTTTGACTTAACAACTTTCAAACTTGGAAATGTTGCAGTTGCAGGTACGTTTTCATCATCTGGTGTTAGTGCAGTTCAATATCAAAACACAAACGTATTTATAGGTGACCCATCTAAGGGTTTGTATTCATGGGATGGTAATAATGTAGTGTCTATTGGTGCTGTGGGTGTTATTGCAATAACTAACCCTGGTACTGGATATACAAGTGCACCTAACGTTACTATTTCTGTTCCTAATCAAACAGGTGGTAAACAAGCTACAGCAGTAGCAACAACTACAACAACTAATACGGTCAGCAGTATTCTTTTGACCAACGCAGGTAGTGGATACACTTCTCAGCCAACAGTGACCATTACTGGTGGGGGTGGTGCTAACGCTACAGCAATAGCTCAACTGGTGACGTTTGCAACTGGTACGGTATCTGTGCAAGTCAACAATGGAGGCACAGGATACGGCACTAGCGGTTCTCTTTACGTAACCTTTAGCGGAGGTGGCGGGTCAGGAGCAAATGCGTCTGCAGTCATTTCTGGTAACGTTATTACCCAGGTTATTATGAATAACGTAGGGTCAGGGTATACAAGTGCGCCAACAGTCAGTATTGCAGGCTCTGGAACAGGAGCAAACATCACTGCCACTGTAAACACAACAGGCATTGTGGATGTGGCAACGTTCTCTGGGCGTGTTTGGGTAGCAGCAGGGCGTACAGTTTACGCATCTTCTTCCGTATCACCCACAGACTTTACATCCGTATCTGCGGTAGCTTTTAACTTAACAGACTCTACTTTGCATGGCAATATACAGGCATTATTGTCTGCCAACAACTTTTTATACGTTTTTGGAGATGACTCTATTAACGTATTTTCTAATTTACAAGTTACATCTACGGGTGCAACTGTATTTACAAATACCAACGTATCTGCGTCTATAGGTTCTAAACGTATTTACGCCATATTTCCGTATTTCCGTTCTGTGTTGTTTATGAACGATTACGGTGTATATGCTCTTGTAGGTTCTACAACAACCAAGATTTCAGACCCTCTTGATGGTATTTTCCCCTATATTGACTTTACAAAACCTGTAACAGCTGGTCAAGCATTGTTAAATAACATTCTCTGTGCAGTATTTAATTTTTATGTTAACTCTAGTTGTCCTTATGGTTCTGGCGGGTCTAGGTATATACAAGCAGTATTTTTTGAAAAGAAATGGTTTATTACCAGCCAAGGAACATTGCAATATCTTACTTCTGCGCCCCTATCTGGAAAAATAAACCTTTACGGTACACAATCTAATGCTTTGTACCAACTTTATTCTAACAATACAGGTGCTGTTAACAGTTATATACAGACTGCGTTGATGGATATGGGTGACCCCATAAGAACCAAGCAAGCGTTAAAATTTGCGGTAGAAGCTACGTTAACTCAGGGCGGTAACTTTAGCGTAACTGTGGACAGTGAGACGGGTTCTAGTAGCCCGTATGTCCTTTCTAATTCTACGGCAACGTGGATAAACAATAGTAATAATGCAATAGGGTGGACTAATTTTTCTAGTCAAACAATTGCGTGGTTGTTGCAGTCTGGCTATTTCTTATATAAGTCAGATGCTGCACAATATGGAAAGTATTTAGGGTTAACAATGACTTCTAGCAATCCTGCTTTTACTGTTAACACATTTGAATTTGAACATGAATTAAGAGTGAGGTTCTAATATGTCTGGCGTACCTTATACATTTGCAAGTGCAACATCATCAATACCGCTATCAGAGTTAGATACAAACTTTGCTACGCCTGTAACTATAGGAACAACATCAGTTACGCTTGGAAACACAGTTACTACGCTTGCTAACGTAGCTCTTGCTAACGTAACTATTAGTAGTGTGGCTTCTGGCATACCTAATAATTTTCTTGCAAATAGTTCCGTAACTATTGGTAATACATCTGTTGCTCTCGGAAATACGGTTACAAGCCTTGGTAATGTGACGCTTACAAATGTGACTATACAGGGGGGTACAAGTAACGTAAGTACAAATTCTATTGTTAACGGTACATCTAATGTTGCTATAGCAAGTGCTAATGGTGCTATTACGATGGTAACAAATGGCAATACTGCGGTAACAATAGATACATCTCAAAACGTGGGCGTAGGAGTTACTCCTAACGCTTGGGGTGGCGTTAAAGCAATTCAAATTTTTGATGCTACTTCTGGTGCTTTTTCTGGAAGCGGTTATGTAAGTTATACAAGTTCAAATTGTTATTATGTTGGGGGAACTTGGTATCGAGGCGGGGCTTCTTATGGTTCAAACCTTTACTCACAGTTTAATGGGCAACATAATTGGAATATAGCTGGTTCTGGTTCAGCGGGTAGTGCTATATCTTTTACCCAAGCAATGACACTAGATAATAGTGGTAATTTGTTTGGAGGCAATACAACAACTGGTACATCTTTATCAAATACTAATTCATGGATATTACAACCTAATTCTTTTTATATCCAACATGTAAGTGGGTCTGCATCAGGGACTCCTTATATGAATTTTATATATAACGCAATTTCAATTGGTTCTATTACTCAATCAGGCACAGGAAATATTGCACTTAATGGCACTTCTGATAGAAGACTTAAATCAAATATTGTTCAAATAACAACTTCTCAAAGCGGTCCAATTATTGATGCTTTAAAACCAAGTTCATTCACTTGGATTGATGATAATAAATCAGATGTTGGATTTATTGCGGATGAAATGCAAGCAGTTATACCAAATGCAGTTATGGGCGAACCTAATGCAACCAAAGAAGAAGAATACGAAATAACTCCTGCCGTAAAAGATGAACAAGGAAATATCACAACTTCTGCGGTTATGGGCACAAGAACAGTTCCAGTTTACCAACAGGTCAACATGACTAATCAAGAGTTAATTGCTTATTTGGTAGCAGAAGTTCAATCCCTAAGAGCAAGATTAAAAGCGGCTAACATAGCATAAACATGGAACTTCAACAAATTTTTGATATTGTCGTAACTATTGCAGGATTTCTTGCAGGATGGGTGCTTAACAACATTACTAAGGCTATAGAACGTTTAGATTCAGATGTTCGTGCTATGCCTAGAGACTATGTAACAAAAGAAGACTATCACAGAGATATAGACGAAATTAAAGATATTTGTAAGCAGATATTTAACAAGTTAGATAACAAGGCAGACAAAAGTTGAACTTTGATGATTTATCATATGTTGAATTTGGTGATTTAGAAGGTCTTAAGCGGTTTGAGTTTGAGAACTATCTACAGCATCAGTTATTCTTTCAAACTTTAAATAGTAAGGGAATATCTACGCCTTTTTATCCTATAGAAGATATTGACCCATCCAATATTGATGACTGGTTACTTATACAC